ATCAAACCGGTCATTATGGTGGTAATACTAATACCAGGAAAAAAAGAATTGTTTCCGATGAGGAAAACCCCTTGCCAATCAAGGTAAAAGATAAAGTAGGTGCTGCAATCGCAGAAAAGATTGCGCAAAACTTTAAAGATGTTTTTACGCGTAAGGGTTACGTCGTAAACATCATAAGGATGTGAGGATATTATGTCGAATGAACAGGATCAAGGTATGGTCGAGCAGAAGGCTCAAGAACCGATTGCAGTGAAGCAGCAAGAAGAGAAAAGTGTGGAATCGCCCGATTACGGATCTCTTATAGCGGAAAGCAAGAAATATAGAACCAGGGCGCAGGAATCTGAATCTGAAGTAGTAAAACTACAAGATCAGCTTAAAACGATTAAGGACCAGCAACTTGTTGAAAAAGAGGATTACAGAACTCTTTTTGAAGATCAAAAAAAAGAAACTGCTGCATTAAAAGCAAAAGTCGAATACGGCGAAGTCCTGGAAAATTCGTTGCGAGCTGACGCTTTGGAGTCAGTACCTGAAGAAGATCGCGAATTCGCAGAAGATATGTCTACGGACAAACTTCTCAAGTTTTCTAAGCGATATAATTTAAAAGATGTTCGGACCGATGAAAGCGTTGCGAAAAATTCAACAACGGGAGGTTATTCTTCTGCCCTTGAGTGGGTAACGAATGATCCAGTCGGATATGCAAAAGCAAAAGAAGGAACTGGCATAAAAAGCAAGTTCGGAAACATATTTAATCCAAGTGGCGATAGTTGACGGAAAAAAAGATATAGTCTTTGGGGTCGATCACGATCCCGGTGACCGTCTTAAAATGGACCCCGGTCCAGATGGACTGCCAGTGGCAACTCGCGACGGCAAGCATATAACTGCTATTGATTTCGTGGATGCTACTCAGGAAAATATTGAACGCATGCAAAAAGGAAAAAAGTCTAAATCGATTGGATGCTTCTCAGGCTTTGGTCCCGGAACATTAAAAAAATCTTATGAATAAAGGAATTAAGAAATGGCTGTAACACAAAAATCGTCATTTGCCAATTATTCGGTATCAGCGTCTGATGAGATTCTACCAGACGTAATAATGGCATTTGCTAAATCTAATGTCATGGCTCCGCTTGTAAATTCTGCGGTAGCACCAGCCGGTGCTGCATCGGTAACATTTGTGGACATGACAGCAAAAGCATCTTCGGATGTTACTGAGCTTTCTGAAGGTAGTGAAAGAGCTTCAATCGCAGTAGCCACCGGCGCACATGAATGTATTATTAAAAACCACGTTGTACGTTCTGACCTGACCGATTTGGCTGTTTTAGGCGCACCCTATGATCTGACCGGTAATGTGGCAGATAACTTAGGCCACGCAGCGGCTCTGAAAATCGATGATCTACTTACAGATTTAATCGCTGGCTTTAGTCAAACTTCCGGTTCTGCCGGTACTGCTTTGTCTTTGGATCAGTTTTTTGACGCAGCTCGTCAGCTTCACGCTGCCGGGGCACCCATGCCATTTTCATACGTTGGAAATAGCAAACAAATTTGGGGCGCAAAAGGTATCCAGGGTCTGTTGATTGCAACAAGTACATCTATTACTGCTGACAACCCAGTTTCTGCTGCAATGCTTGCCAATGGTTTCATTGGACAGCTTGCAGGGGTAGATCTTTACTTTTCTCAGGAAGTAACTGAGGATGGTAATAATGACTGTCCTGCTGGAATGTTCTCTAAGAACTCTCTTGGTCTTGGCATTTCATCTGCTGGTCTTATTGAAGTTGAGACACAGCGCGATGCTTCATACCAGCACACAGAATACGTCGTATCTCTGAAGTGCGGTGTGATCGAAGTGCAAGATACCTTCGGCGTTTACATGCTGACAGACGTATCATAATCTGATTAAATAGTCCCAGGGGGATTCGTTCCCCCTGGGCATCTTAACAGGAGAGAGTGATGAGATACTTTAAAAAACCAAAAGACAAATTCAAGGTTGGTAATACTGATATAATCATCAAGTATGATTCCAGATTCCATGACATTAAGTCTTTTGAGAGTAGATTTATTGAATGTGATGCCGATGGAAAAACGATTAAGCCAAAACCAAAGGCAAAGAAGAAGAAAGATTAAACAATGGCTATTGGGTCCAAGCGCAATATAAATGATTTGTGGAGGGAATACTGGCTTGATGTAGCCGGTACTTCCACTGCCAAAAACATTAATGATGCTATGCGTTTAGGATTGGAAGCTCTTGGTCATTCTGGCAGTCTAGGAGCAATGCTCAAGGCATGGGCCGTGGACCAAGGTGGTACTTCTGCAACTATCAACCAGGCGATAAAATTAACTTTCGCCGATATGGTTGGTGAAACTACCGAAGGATTGTCAGCTATGATGCCGGAATATATGATTCATAATAGCTGGTCTACTATTTTAACAAAAATTGAAGATGAAGATCGACAGTGGAACTTCATTGATTAATATTATAACCGCGCGGAAAGCCGCGCAGTCTAATCTCATGGAAAGGAGATTAAAATGGCAACTTTAGCAGGAAATTCTATTGCATCGACCTACACGATGCTTCTCAAAATGGATGCGACAGGGGTTACTTCATCCCTGCAAAAAATAGAGGATGGTGACGCTACTGATTCAGCACTGAGTGTTTCCACTATAGCAGCAGCACTTGATGCTACTGATAAGTTTTATTTTGATGGTGGTAGCGATACCTATATATTTGAATCTGGTGCTGATGTATTAGATATATTTGTTGGTGGGGCAAATATGATCAAACTCACCGAATCAACTACTGATACAGTATTAGTTACAGGGGATTTAACGGTTGGTGTTGATGGTACTGGACATGATGTAACTTTTTTCAGTGATACAGCTAGTGCTCAAATGAAATGGAATGATGCCCAGAATACTGGTTTAGTAATTGGGGCAGATGGTACTGGTTCGGATGTGAAATTCTTTGGTGATACCTCTGGAGCATATATGCTCTGGGATCAAAGTGCTGATGATTTAATATTAGCTGGTGCGGCAGGATTAGATATTGCTGGAGATATAGATGTTGACGGCACTGCCAATTTAGATAACACCGACATTGATGGAACTCTCACCCAAGATGCTGGTGCTGTAGTATTCAATGAAGCTGGTGCAGATTATGATTTTAGGGTAGAAGGAAGTGGTGAAGCTAACGCTTTATTCGTTCAGGGTTCAGACGGTTTCGTGGGTATCGGCACTGCGGCACCGAGTAAACAATTACATATGTACAGAGACGATTCCGCAGTAACTCCACAGCTTTTAATAGAGCAGGATGGTACTGGTGATCCCAATTTGACTTTTCTTACTACAGGAGCTTCTAATGTATCGATTGGATTAGATAATTCTGATTCAGATAAGTTTAAGATTAGTACTGCTACAGACCTCGGTTCTCAACCTCGTCTTACTATTGATGCGTCTGGACTCGTAGGTATAGGAATTGCGACACCATTAGCTCTTTTATCTGTGTATGCTGATAGTTCTACTACTGCATCACCAACGGTGGACATAGAACAGGATGGAACTGGAGATGCTTCGATTGTTTATACTCTCACTGGTGAAATGAATTGGGCTACTGGAATAGATAATAGCGATAGTGATAAGTTTAAAATATCAAATTCTGATGACTTAGCTAATGTCTGTGCTTTGGCTCTCGACTCCAACTCCCGTACGAGCCTATCGAATAATGATAGTGGTGCTGATAATACAGTCTTTGGATTTTTAGCTGGAGCGGCGCTTGCAAGTGGTGGTGATGACAATACGGTGATTGGAGATTATGCAGGAAATGCACTAACTACTGCCGATGGTTGTGTAGCGATTGGCTCTGGGGCGATGTTAGTACATACAACAGGTGGTCAAAATATTGCAATCGGCGCTGGGGCGATGGACGATACTAATGTTCATGCTAATACTTTAAGTTCAACTTATAATGTATTTATAGGTAGTGATAGCGGTGGAGGTACTTGGACAGGTTCTACGGCAAGTCAATATAATGTAGCTGTTGGTCACTTAACTATGGATGCCGCTATGAATGGGGCTGTCAAAAATACTGCCGTTGGTCATAGTTCACTGAGTGGAATAACTACTGCTTATAATAATATTGGTATAGGTTTTGAGGCGGGAAAAGGACTCACACAAGGAAGTAATGCAATTTACATTGGTTATCAAGCTGGTTTACTTAATGAAACTGGAAGCACCAGTATTATGATTGGTAATTTTGCAGGCGACGCTGGTACTGATATGGATGGTTGTGTATTAATTGGTCATAATGCTGGTACGGCAATTAATGCGAATGGAGGGGATAACACTGTTGCTATTGGCAATTCAGCTTTAGCCGCCCTCACATCTGGTGCTAAAAATACTGCTATCGGCTATCAAGCGTTAACGGCAGTTACAACTGGGCAATGGAATACAGCAGTTGGATATCAAGCCGCAGATGCTCTTCCTGCTGGAGCTGACTCGAATACAGCGATTGGACATGATGCGTTAGGAGCTGGAAACAATGCAAGTTGTGATAAGAATACTTGTATTGGGGACGGTGCAGGGGCTAATATTACTACGGGATATAAAAATACTATTCTTGGGGCAAGCTCGCTACCGGGTGGCGTTGATGCTATAAACCAAACTCTTGTAGGATATGGAGTCACTACATTAGATGTAGATAATTCAGTGGTTCTTGGTGATGGTAATGTTACCGCAGTGTATATGGCACAGGATAGTGGGGCTACTGTTCATTGTGGATATGTTAATGTAAAGCAAACCAGTACAGGGGGAGGATCTACAAGAATATCTAAATTTTGGAATGATGGAAATGATGCTGATTATGGAGGGATAAATGTACAAGCTGGAGCAGATGACCAATCAGGCACTACTATATTTTTTGAAGCCGATGACGGTGATGGTCAAGGTGTTGGGACTCTAAATGCTGTAAGTGGAACATTTGCTCTTGCAGATGTATCAGATATAAGAATTAAAGAGAATGTTGTTGATACTTCGATTAATGGATTGGATACCGTTAATGATATGAAGGTTAGGGATTTTGATTGGAAGAAAAACGGTATTACTTGTATTGCTGGATTTGTAGCGAATGAACTTGCTGAAGCTTTTGCTCCTGCTGTAACTGGTGATCCAGATGCGATGAAAACCGTTGATGGTGTAGAAGTTATGGACTTAATGGGTGTTTCAAGAGATAGGCTTGTTCCAGTATTGGTAAAGGCAATACAAGAACTTTCTGCAAAAGTAACAGCATTAGAAAATGCATAATAATTAAATAACAGGAGAATAAAATGGATTGGTCTAAATACAGTTCACTAAAATCTGGCAGTAAAGTTTCTTTTGGAAAAGAGAAACAAGTCATGCGTGAAGCAGTCGAAGGTAAGGATGAAGTTCTCTATAAAAAGAGCGATGATATACCTGAAGGCAGAGAAGCTGGCGATGTAAAAGAACACGCAGTACACGCTCAAGCCAAAGAGGAACGTGAATACGTTGCTATGAGTCAGAAACGATGGGATGCTGAATCTGGTGAAGCTATGGATGATAGCAAAAGTGAATACTCGCTTTCAGATTTAGAACGTGAGAAAGAACGTCACGATGCTGATATGGCGAGAGCCAAAGCACAGAGTGATGGCTTAAAAGCCGCTATTGCAGATTTCAAGAAATTATAACACATAACCAAAGGAGTGAACAATGGCAAAAAAACAAAAAGACCCCATTGTACTAAACCATGACGGTAAAGAGTACACAGATGCGGAGCTAAAAGAAAACCCGGAAGCATACAAGGCTTTCAGTCACATTGTGAATATTAACAGAAAATTAGAAAACTCTGTTTATAACCATGATGAACTGCTTGCCAGTAAGA